ATAGTGTTGATGTCGATGATGTCCATTTGCAAAATGAATGGTATCGTGCACAGCAGCGCGCTCTATTTGCTGCCGAGCGCGAATACAAGTGGGCCATTGCTAATGGTATCGCTAAGGAGCAGGCCCGCGCTGTCCTGCCTGAAGGTCTAACTACTTCGCGCATCTATATGAAGGGATCTATTCGCTCTTGGCTCCATTATATTGAAGTTAGAACTGATCCTTCGACTCAGAAGGAACATCGTGAAGTTGCATTAGAATGTGCCAAGGAAATCGCTAAGATTTTCCCTAATATCGTCAACATCTAATAATACCGGAGGCACATATGCTGCTTGACCACCTTGGTGTGTCGATTGACACCTCACGCGACTCTTTACTTTCAGAATTCTCTCTTACTCTTTTGCGTGACTACTATTGTCGCAAGGATGAAGATACGCCGCAGAAGTCATTTGCTCGCGCGGCTGTAGCTTTCTCTGGTGGCGATCTTGGTCTCGCGCAGAGGGTCTATAACGCGGCCTCCAAGGGTTGGTTCATGTTTGCATCACCTGTGCTGTCTAATGCTGCTCTGCCGGGTGAGAAGGTCAAGGCTCTACCGATTTCTTGCTTTCTGACATACGTGCCAGATACGTTAAAGGGTCTGATCGATCACACGGCTGAGTTGCGCTGGCTATCAGTCAAGGGTGGTGGCGTCGGTGGTCACTGGTCATCTGTGCGATCTGTGTCTGACGTTGCGCCTGGTCCGATTCCATTTCTACATACTGTTGATTCGGATATGACTGCATATCGTCAGGGTAGAACTCGCAAGGGTTCTTATGCTGCATATCTTGACGTGTCGCATCCAGACATCATGGAATTCTTGACGATTCGCGTGCCTACTGGTGATGTGAACCGCAAGTGTCTCAATCTACATCACGCTGTCAACATTACCGATGACTTCATGCGGGCCGTTGAAGCTGACGCAGAGTGGCACCTACGTGACCCGAATGATGATACTGTGCGCGAGACAATGCGTGCAAGAAAGCTTTGGGAGACTATTCTTGAGGTGCGCTATCGCACGGGTGAACCTTATCTAAACTTTATTGATACTGCGAATGCTGCTATGCCGCAATCGCTCAAGGACCTTGGTCTAAAGATTCACGGTTCTAACCTCTGCAATGAAATTCATCTACCGACAAGCGAGGAGAGAACCGCAGTATGTTGCCTATCTTCGTTAAACCTAGAGAAGTACGACGAGTGGAAGAACTCCAATATCGTTCGGGACCTGATTCGAATGCTGGACAACGTGCTCCAGGTATTCATCGAAAATGCTGGCGACGAAATCTCACGTGCGCGTTTCTCCGCGCAGCGCGAGCGGTCGCTCGGTCTTGGCGCAATGGGTCTGCACTCATATTACCAACAGCAGGGCGTTTCATTTGGAAGCCCGGAAGCACGTGGTATCAATCGACGCATATTCGCAGATATCCAGGAGAAGGCCATCGCTGAGTCCCGCTCACTCGCAACAGAGCGTGGCGAAGCACCAGATATGATTGGTAGCGGTATGCGAAATGCACATCTGATTGCTATTGCACCAAATGCAAATAGCTCTATTGTGCATGGTTGCTCACCGTCTATTGAACCATGGAAGGCAAATGCATTTACGCATCGCACCCGTGCTGGCTCGCATCTTGTTAAGAATGTGTATCTAAAGAAGGTTCTTGCTGATCTTGGTAAGGACACAGATGAGGTGTGGTCCAGCATTATCACGAATGGTGGATCGGTGCAGCATCTTGACTTCCTGAGCGCACATCAGAAGCGAGTATTTGCTACGGCCATCGAGATTGATCAGATGGAGATTGTTGAGCAGGCAGCTGATCGTCAGAAGTTTATCTGCCAGGGTCAGTCACTCAATCTATTCTTCCCGGCTGGTGAGTCGAGAGGTCTACTACACAAGGTTCACTTTGCAGCATGGAAGCTTGGTTGCAAGGGTCTATATTATCTTCGCACAGAATCTTCAAATCGTGCAGAGAACGTATCTAAGAAGGTTGAGCGCAATAAGCTGGTTGATATCAGCGAAGTGCAGGTTCAAGAACAGTCGCAGGAGGAATGCGTAGCATGTCAGGGCTAAAGACTATGGATATTCGTATTGTATCAAAGACTGGTTGCCCCTTTTGTGAGAAGGCAAAGGAGTGGTTGACTGCCAGAGGGTTGTCATATACCGAAGATAGAATGGACAATGAAGAAATTCGTTATGCATTCTATCAGCAACACAAGGTAAATACTGTGCCACAGGTATTCATCGATGGTAAGCGCATCGGTGGGTATAGTGAACTTGTTGCGCAGGGCGACAAGCTGCTTGTCAAGGAGCGCGGTGGGCTCTTGGAATTCTCTAAGGTCTATAAGCCGTTTCAGTATCCTTGGGCCGTAGAAATCACACAGCGTCATGAGAAGGCGCACTGGATCGAGGATGAAGTAGACCTTGGAGAAGATGTCACCGATTGGAAGTCTGGGAAGATGGCTGGGTCGGATAAGGAATTCGTCACCCAAATCCTCAGACTCTTCACCCAGTCCGACGTTGCCGTCGGGAAGAACTATTATGACTTGTTCGTGCCCAACTTTAAGAATAATGAAGTGCGAAACATGCTCGGCTCTTTCGCCGCACGTGAAGGCGTACACCAGCGTGCTTATGCACTTCTGAATGACACTCTTGGTCTACCTGATGATGTGTATCTTGCATTTCTTGAATACAAGGAGATGGCCGACAAGATTGACTTCATGACTGAGGCTGATACAAGCACAAAGAGTGGGCTTGGTCTTGCGCTTGCTAAGTCTGTGTTCAATGAAGGTGTCGCGCTATTCGCATCATTCGTCATGCTACTGAATTTCCAGCGATTCGGTAAGATGAAGGGTATGGGTAAGGTTGTTGAATGGTCGATCCGCGATGAAAGCATTCATGTAGAAGGTAATGCATTTCTCTTCCGTACCTTCTGCGCCGAACACCCTCGCATCGTCAATGATGATTTCAAGCAGCAAATCTATGAGATGGCCCGACAGGCCGTAAAGCTTGAGGACAAATTTGTCGATCTGGCCTATGCGATGGGTAATGTCAATGGTCTGACAGCTGATGAGGTAAAGGCATACATCCGCTATATAACGGATAGGCGCCTCCTACAGCTGGGTCTGAAGCCTAACTTCAAGGTGAAGGACAATCCTCTGCCCTGGCTTGAATGGGTGCTTAATGGTGCTGATCACACCAACTTCTTTGAGAACCGCGTCACCGAATATGAAGTCGCGGGTCTTACTGGCACTTGGGAGGAGGCGTACTCGCATGGAGAAAAAACTAAAGTCAGCGCAGATTGATTATGAAGAGGAAGATGAAATCACATGCGGGTCGTGTGATGCAGAATTTACACTAGTTTATAAGACCGATCAAGACGGCATCCTATATGCACCAGAGTATTGCCCATTCTGCGGCGATCCTCTGGATTTAGAGGATGACGACGACGATGATGAAGATGAGGAATACATAGACGAGGACTAGGAGCTTCGTCTATGACATTAGATTATGACAACCCGTGGGAATTTGACGGTACCCCGTTTACAAGCGAGGATATCGGCAAATCCTACGGGTTTGTTTATCTTATTACTGATCGAGTAACTCATAAAATGTATGTTGGTCGCAAATATTTCTGGTCAATGCGTAAGAAAAAAGGCGCATTAAAGCGCAAGCGTGAAGAAAGCGACTGGAAGATATATTATGGGTCGGGTGATGAGATTAAAGCCTTAGTAAAAGAATTTGGGCAAGATAGGTTCCATCGCCAAATTTTATCTGTACATTCGACCAAAGGTGATGTAAATTACTCTGAGGTCCGAGAACAATTTCGACGTGACGTGCTAGAAAAGGATGAATATATCAATGGTAACATCAACGGCAAGTGGTTCAGAAAACCACAACACATCATCGCAGGCCGAAGAACTTCCAGCACATCTGGGCGGTCACCTTAATCGAACTCACCTTGACCCTGGTGCGCTGCTGGTGATCCGAGATGCATTCGATATCAAGTCGATGCTTGATATTGGGTGTGGTCCTGGTGGTATGATTGAGCTGGCTGAAAGCATTGGTATTCGATCTTGGGGTATTGATGGTGACCCGTATGTTAAGCGCCAAACCCCAGTCATAATTCACGATTACACGCTCGGTCCAGTTGATGCATCGCGTCTACCCATGACACAATTTGATCTAGCATGGTCTGTCGAATTCCTTGAGCATGTCGAGGAAAAGTTTATCGATAATTATATGCATAGCTTTCGCCTATGCAATTATGTCGTATGCACGGCAGCACCTCCTGGTTGGCCTGGTCATCATCATGTCAATTGTCGATCTATTGATTACTGGGTCGGCGCATTCGCAGCTAACGGTTTCGAATATGATGGTAAGATGAGTGGTAATGTTCGCGCTTATTCCACGATGCCTAAGGGCTTTATGGGGCGCACTGGTATGTTTTTCCGCAAGAGAGGTATGTGATATGACTGAGCCAGTTAGACTTTTCATCGGCACCTCAGCTAACGGCGAGGATGCTGAGGCTGAGATGGTGTATGAGTATTCGCTAAGAAGCCACACCTCTCGCAATCTCGACATCACGTGGATGCGACAGACTCTTGATGCGGAGAGCCCATGGGGTGGCTGGAAGACGCAGGAGTGGTCAACACCATTCAGCGGGTTTCGCTGGGCGATCCCTGAGGTCTGCGGGTTCAAGGGTCGCGCGATCTATACTGATGTTGACATGATTAATATGCGCGATATTGGTGATCTATTTGATATCGATCTTGAAGGCAAGCCTATGGCCGCGCGCAAGGGTACTCGCTTTGGTGGGCATGAATTCTGCGTTATTGTATTTGACTGCGAACACATGGAGCAATATCTGGCACCAATTTCGCGCATGAAATTGAACCCATCAGCTCACCAACGCTATGTTCGTATGTTTAGCGGTGATGATGGGCTTGTCAAGGAGCTTGACATGCGTTGGAATTGTCATGACGGTGAGGGTCTTAACCCGAATGAGATTTGGCATCTTCACTTCACAAAGATGTCAACGCAGCCGTGGAAGCCCAAGTGGTTTACGGGAACACCAGAGGCGCATCCGCGCCCCGATCTTGTAAATGTGTGGCATGGTCTTAGAGACTCTGCAAAGGCAAATGGTTATTCGATCAAGATTCCGAATACACCGTATGTGCCCTATAGGATTATAGGACGATGAAAGACTTCTTTGAGCAGCCAGATGCCTTATGCATCATGACATCATGTGATGAGCTATATCTGGATGCGCACGGCCCTGCGTTCGTCGCATCCAATGCGGTTGCTGATAACTCTATTCATATTCACGTTATGGTCAATCACACTACTCCTAAGAGTTTGGTGATGACAAAGCTGAATCAGTTTCGTATTCGATATAATGCGATTGCTCGCAAGGGTAAGATGACATTTTCTATTGAAACGCTAAAGATTCCGCATGGGACCAGCAGCGAAGTGATGCGAACATATTATGCAAGCAATCGCTTTCTAGTTGCACCGCAGCTATTAGAGGGTGGTGGTGCAATGTATCTGTCTGACATTGATTCGCTATTCAATGCGAAGCTTGAACGAATTGATGCAGATGTTGGTCTATTTCTGCGCGACTCTCTGCCTGATACTGTTGGGTGGGAGGCACTTGGCACAAAGGTTGCTGCAGGTCTTGTCTATTATTCTGGGTCGCAAGGTTCGCGCGCATTTGCAGCCAAAGTACACAAGGGTATTGCTGACAACGGGTTGATGTGGTTTGTTGATCAGGTGTCTCTGTATCAGACTTATCAGTATTTTGAAAAGTCTCTGACGTTTCATAAGTTTGATAATTCTGTTATGGATTGGGAGTTTATCGAGGGCACGCCAATCTGGACTGGCAAGGGTAATCGCAAAGATAAGAATGATAAGTATGTCACGCGCAAGCGTCAATATGAAATGCGACTGCCGCCTCTAAAGGGAGCTTTTTGGTCATGAAGAAGGTTTTGTTTCTAGCGCCTCGTCTTGATGTAATGTTCAAGGAAGGACCCGTGCCAGTAGAGCGCGGGCCTATTCCTGCTGTTCGTATGCCGTGGCACAATATTCGCACGATGGTTACGGCCGAGCATAAGAAGCGTGGTGATGATGTGAAGGTGCTGGAGCTGCCTTTGTGGCAGTTTACTCCGCAGCTTATTCAAAGCCTTGCGCCTGATGTCTGCTATGTACCGCACAAGATGACTGAAAACTTCACGGTAGGTGGTGTTAACATCATGTATTATATGCAGACGGTCATTCCTTATCTGTTTACTATCGACCCACGTGGTTGGGCTGCGAGTGCATCTGGATATCCATTTACCTCGATGACAGAAAAGAATGCTGAAGGTGGCTTTGATATTCTGTCAAAGCGCATTCATCAGAATTATAGCAAGTTTAAGCAGCCAGATCACAAGGAAATCGTGCTGCCTGCTGACTATGTTCTGTATCTTTGCCAGATTCCGCATGATGAGACTATTCGCTATCATTCGTCGGTGACAGTTGAAGATGCGATTACTCGCACATGCGAGGCTACGCAGAAGCTTGGGTTGTCTCTTGTTATCAAGGGGCACCCAGTTAATCCTGCATCGATGGAATCCTTGAAGCAAATTGCCAATAAATACCGGCACGTAATTTGGATGGATGACGTTTCTATCCATCAGCTTATACCGACTGCACGGGCTGTGGTTGTAGTAAACTCTGGAACTGGTCTAGAGTCTCTGCTACACCAACGGC